TCGGGACCGGACAGCCCTTCGAGCATGTCCTTCAGCGCGTCGAACGGCGACGGCTTCTCGGCGTTGGCGGGCGCCGACAACACGAAGCCCTTGGCGGTGTAGGTCGCTTCAGCCTTCGCGTCCGCGACCGTGATTTCCTTACCCGTGGCGTTCTCCCACATGAGGCGCGGATACGGCTTCGTCTTCGTCAGATCGCCCGCGTTGTCCGGCGACTTCGCCGACCAGAAGAACGTCGGACGCGGGTTGGTTTCGCTCGGCAGCGTGCGGAGATCGTGCAACTGCCGCGGCCTGAACGGCGACCGACCCGAGACGTCGGTCATGGTGTCCAGCGCCGCCTTCAGCAGTTGCAACTGCTCAGGCGTGAATGATCCAAGAAGAGCGTCCGTATCCATGCGCCTCCGTGTGACGTTACGAGTTGTCCGGCACGCCGTAGAACTGCGCGTCCGTGCCGTCGTTGTTCGACCACGTGTCGTTCGTGCCACCTACGAACAGCGTGGCGTTCGGTGACGTGTTGATCGGTCGATTAAAAGTGTTGCGGAACACGGTGTTGTTCGCACCGCCCGTCAGCGACAGCGCAATCGTCGTCGTGACCGACCGGCCCACGATGACGAAGTTGTTTCGCGTGATCGTCGCGTTCCGCAGCGCTCCGACGACGTGATTGACGTTGTTGACGAACACGTTGTCGGTCAGCACCCAGCTCAGATACGGCGGATTCGCGATGCCGCCAGCGATAGACGCTTCGATGCCCGTGTCGCCAGCGCCAACGAAGTCGAAGAACGTGCATCCGACGACCGTCAGGAATAAGATCTCCCCAGTCTGAATGCCTGAATCGGCCCCGGTGAACTTGCAACCGTAGAACGACGCGTGCGAACTGTCCGACCCCGTGACCAGTCGCTGAAGTCTGGCACATGCCGCATCGCCCGCGTTGTTGAAGAAGATATTCTGGAACCGCCACGCCTGCGTCGGAGCGTTCGACGTGTTGCCGGCAAGGTCCACCAGCGGAGACGCCACCGTGCTCGGGTTGAGCCACGTGGCGCCGCCTCCGTTCGCCACGCCGTCATCGGTCGCCTGCCGAGGTTGGTTGCCGACCCCGGCGATCGTGATGTCGTTCACGACCGGAGCGGACCAGTTCTCTTTGGTCACACCCTGGAAGCCGATGGTCATCCCGGCACGCAACGCCCCGCCAGCCGCCGCGAAGCTCTGGAACGGCTGCGTGTAGGTCCCGGTCTGACCGTTGCCGCTCACGTTCTGCGGGCGCACCCACAGGTCGTAGCTCGAGATGTTCTGGAAGTTGCCGTTGATGGCCGCCGCGGCGGTCGCATCGAACGAGCCATTCCCGACGATGGGGGTAAAGCTCGGCATGTTAGGCCACCGTCACGAGCCCAGTCGCGAGGATGCCCCACGCGCCCGGCTGTGCCTTGATCGTGAGTGACGCGCCGATGACGGCCGAGAACGTACCGACGTCTGACCCGCCGGGGTTGCCGGTCATCGTGACCGTGTGCGCCGCGGCCGTGGTCGAGATGAACGTGATCGTGTTCGACTGGCCCTGCGTCGGCAGCACGATGGTATACGCGCCCGCCGTCGCCTTGGTCAGATACACGACCGTATCGACCACCGGCACGCCCGTGCCCGCTGGACCCGTGATCGCGCCGTCCACGCCGAAGCTCTGCGAGACGACTTCGGTCTGCGGGTTGATCCCGAAATAGGCCACGAAGTCGGCGGGGTAGCCATACTGAACCGGCGCCAGCACGCCGTGTGGAGTCGCAGCCGATCCGTTGTAGCCAGGCACGACGCCGACCGCTGGGGCCAGCGACACGTCGGTGACGCGCATCCATTCCTGGTCGACCTTGACGAGCATCTTGTTCGCGATGCCCGTCGCTGAGGTCAGCGTGATGGTCTTGTCGTTGAGCGCCTTGGCGCCCGCGAGCGTGGTAGAAGTCACAGCCATTTAGATACTCTCCAGTCGAAGATTGACGGGCACGTCCTCACTGCACCTTCGACTACCCGCCCACGCGGCAGCCGATTTCCTGTCGCAGCACCGCCGTGGCGTAGAGCACGTCGAGCCGCTGAATCCACTGGTCCGTCGTCGCCACGAAATCGCGGATGACGCGAATCGACTTACCAGCCTTGCGCGACCGGGCTCGATACGCCTTGTCGGTGCCGCCCGGCAGCGGCATGTCGACCATCGCGATGGTCCCGAAGTTCTTGTGCGCGACGATGTTCTGGTAGCTCTGCTTCGCCGAGATCGACGCGAAGGACGCGGCCGGCGTGTTGTAGACGTAGACCGCCGTGCCGGAGGCTGGGAGCGACGTCACGTTCTGGAGGTTGCTGCCGGGGCCGTAGAAGGCCGGTGCGACCGAGGCAACGATGGTGCCGGCTGAATCGGTCACGGTCGCTGTGACAACCTGCTGAAACGGCTGACCCGTCGACTGGAACGACTGCGGATTGACGCCGTTGACTGGCGTGGACGTCGAGATGTAACTCAGGATGTCGCCCGCGTTGAGCGTGGTCGAGGACCAGCCCGTCATCGTGATGCTGGACGCACCCTGCGCCGGGACACCGCTCGTCACGGGCGTTCCACCGAGCGTGCCGACGGTCTGGCTATAAATGTTCTGGTCCATCCGCCACTTGAGGCCGATGGTGCCCGACTTCGTCATCGAGCCTGACTCATACTGCGCGCCGATTTCCTTGCCGGGGTTGAGCAGCCCCTTCAGGTTGTCCATCAGCGTCGCGTCGGCCTCGGGCTCCAGGAACGCGTAGCGGTTGGAGTCCATCGGGCAGGCCATCTTGTCCAGCTTGACCTTGGCCGCGAGGTAGACCGAAAGCGTCGTTGGGACCGTTCCGGGCACGCCGACGAAGTTGTTGAGCCCTTGCGCGAGGTTGCAGACGTCCTGGTCGATGAGGTTGGACAGACGCACAAGTTGCGGCTCCAGCACGCGCTCGCGGTAGTCGTTGATGTCGAGCGTGAGTTGCTGCGAGCTGACCTGCGTATCGACACCGCGCTGGTAGGACAGGGTAAGCGGCACGAACGTCTCGGTGATGGCTTCGATCTGCGCGGCCTGTCCGAGACGGCCGATGTAGCGGGGTGGCTTGCGGATGCTGAGCGTCTGGCCCAGCACGGCACCGCCGAACTCGAAGTTGTCGGAATATTCGCTGTTGATGTGGATCAGCGCGGCGTCGGTGTTTTCGAGGACGTCAAGCGCTTCATACGTGATGACGTCGTTGGTGAGAAGTGTATTCGACATGCACGGCACCGCGAGTCTCGGCGCGGCCCCTACCGGCTGTCAGGGGTCGCGGCGCTACCGGGTGCCTGTCTACCCGCGAGGCCGGAGAGGCGCGGGAGGCGAGGCGATGAAACTGATAGTTACGTTAGCACGGCTGTCAAGTCTATGCGAGCGTCGGAGAACACGGCAACGCCTCCGACGATCTGCAAAGAGCACGCCTCGACCTCCGCCCACGCTTTCGGCTCACGCGCGCTGTCCACCACGGCGAAGTCAGGAGCCCTCCCGCCGATGACGCTCACATGGCCTTCCGTGCGGAAGTCCGCCACGTTGATTTCCGTCTCGGTCGTGCCTTGATCGATGCTCCAAATCTGCGGGAAGTCCTCGCAGCGGTTGAAGTAGAGGCGGTAGATCACCGCCATACCGCCGGATCGCGCCGAGCACGCGCGAATGCGTCAGTCGCCTCTTTCGGAGGGTTGAATAGGCCAATCATTGATACCGGCTTTTTGTGCGCCCACGCCATGATGGCATCGTAATCACGCTGGTAATCAGCGGCCGATCCGAACCAGTTCATCACCGCCCCGCCCGTTTCCGCTCCGCCGCGCGCTTCTCGCGATACCCGCTCGCGTCGAAGTCGTGGCCCTTGCTCGCGAGCGCCGCGGATGGCGTGGCCGTCGTCGGGCTGTTCCCGTTGACCGGCGTGAACGGCGCGGCCGGCGTCTTCCACTCGCGCGCGGCCGGCGCATGGCCGTTCCCGACTGGCACCAGCGCCGACAGCGCCATGCCGAACGAGATATCATCCATCGCGCCGAGCCTTCGCGCCAGATCGCCGTCTTTCATGATGGCGTATTGCAGGTGTTCCGACTGCGGATGCTGAAAAATCGTCAGGCATCGGCGCGCGCCCTGCTCCTCGGTCGGCCCGAGGTGGACGCTCGCGCCAGGACCTGACGCGAACACGGCGTCGAAATCGGCGTAGGACTCTCGGCCCTTCGCGCGTGTGCGCGCGACCGTCTCATCGACCGTGCGCGCCTCCCTCTCAGCGCTCAGCGCACGCTGGACGCGCGTATCGAGGTCGGAGTGCTGGTCTTTCCAATCGCTAAAGGCGTGAAAGCGCGCCAGTTCCCATTCGTCGTAGTCCGCGCCTGGGTTGGCTTCGAGATGCGAGGCCCACGTGGGGAAGGTGAACTTCTCGACCGGCTTGGCAGGTTCTGCGGCGGCCGGCTTCGGTTCCGGCTCGCGCGCGGCCGGCGGAGCCGCCACGCGCGCTTCCAGTTCCTTCGCGCGGGCCTCTGCGGCGTCGGCACGGGCCTTCTCGGCGTCGCGCGCCTTGGCGAGCTCGGAGAATCGCTGCTGGCCGCGCGTGGGCTTCGCTTCGTGAGCCGCCGGAGACTGCTGGGACGCGCCGTCTCCAACCGCGCTCCCTGCGGCTGGTCCCTCGGCGGTGTTGGCCGGCTCCGGCGGCGCATGCCGCTCCATCGTCGTTTCAAGTTGCGCGGCATCGCTGCCGCCAGAGAGCACGCGGCCGTCCTGCTCGTGACGGGCGATGAGGTCTGTTTCGCCGCTCACTGGGCGCCCTTGAAACGCATGTTCAGGAGGCGCTCGCCTTTAGCAAGCGTCGCCTCGTCAGGGTCTAGATACCAGCAGTCGAGCCGCTGAGGCCATCGGTCGGTCGCAATGTCGTATTGCGCAACGTAGCGTAGAGAGATGCTTCGACGCGGCTTCGACTTGGCCTTAAATGCCGCCACCGCTCCAACCACCACGGCAGCGAGCGAACCGAAAAATCCCCGCCGAGTCAGTGTGCTCATGCGTATGCCTGCAAGTATAGCCCCCGTGTCAAGGTTACGGCTGTTCTACGCCAGTCGTGATGAACTCGTATGGCACTTCGGCGTCACGAACGCGATACCGGATGCCGCAGGGACGACACAGCCAGTCGTTCCAGCCCTTGTCGCTGTTGCGCTGCTCGATCTCCATCGCCTTTCGGCACTTCCCACACTGGAGTGCGGTCAGATTTCCCGGCTGAATAGTCGGGCCATATCGGCTCACTGCTTGTCTCCTGCCTGCTGCTGTGCCGCCGCGCGCTGCGCCTCCGCCTGCATCTCCGACTGATGCTCCCGCTCCGCCTCGGCCTGCGCCCCCTGCGTCTCGGCCGTCACGGCGCCCTGCTCCAGCGCCTGCGCATGCCCCTGCTCGCCCATCTCGCGCGCGTGCTGCTGCTGCAGCGCGGTCATCCCGACCTCGTGGCCCTGCACGCCAAGGCGGGCGCGCTCTTCGAAGAACAGCGCCAGACGGTCGAACTTCGCTCCCAGCTCGGCAACGGCGAGCTTCGTCTCGTTGTCGGCCGCCTTGGACTCGGCCTGCATCTCGGCGATGCGAATCTTGACGTCCGCGTCGATCCCGGCCTTGTCCAGTGCCGCCTTTGCCTTGACCGTGTCGCCCTCGATCGCCTGTTTGAGTTCCGTGTTCTCCTGCTGCACCTGCTGGAGCTGCGCCGCCGCCGCAGCCGGGTCGATGTTCCCATCGGTCGGCGCGAGCTTCTCGGCAATCGCCTGCGCGCCCGTGAAATCCAATTGCTTGATCCAGTCCGGGATAATCTTCGCCTGCATCTCGGGCGGGAGGTGCGGAATGATCTGACCGAGCGCCTCCGCGCCTTCCTTGCGGCGCGTGGCCGACGCCTTGCCCATCGTCACCGTGACGTGGTAGGTGCCATTGTTCAGGTCGTAGAACTTATAGAGCGAGGCTTCCAGCTTCGCCATCTCCGGCGTGATGCCCTCCGGCGCCGGCTCGGGCACCCCGTTCGCGCCCGGCTTGAACGGCTGGCCGACCATCACCTGTCGCGGCTCGTCGTTCATGCCGAGAATGTGAAGAATCTGTCCAGGCCGCGTGATCTTTGGGATGATCTCCAACATCAACGTCGCCGCGTAGATGTAAGCGCGCCGCACGTTGTCCGGATAGTTGCTGTTCGCGAGATCGGACTCGGTTTGCAGTGCCTCCAGCGCCCGACCGCTCCGCTCGTTGGGATTCGTGTTGCCGAGGCTCGCATCGCCCGTGCTGGTCGTGGCCTTGATCGCCTCTTCCGACACCTGCATCAACGCCACGGACGACTGGATCGGCGCATCCGTGGTATCAAGCGTCGGCGGCGGCAGCGCGCGGCCTGTCGCGTCCCACGGGTCATAGGGCAGATACGAGTGATTCACAATCGTGCGCGACTGCCAGATCGACTTGTAGCTGTCGACCGAGGCCGCCGCAATCATCGGCGCTTTCTTCGCCGCGAGCGCGTAGATTTCAATCGCGCCGCTGTAGGTGTAGTTCACCATCCGCTGCGCATCCATCGCGGGCTCGATGATGCCGCGCAACACGGGCTTGCCGTCCACGTTCAGCTCTTCGCCGATGACGGGGATCAGCGGGATGCGCGAACCTTCCCAGTCCCATTTCTCCAGCTCTTCGACCGCGTTGATCTTGCTGCCCTTCACGACAGGGACGGCCATCACGCGCGTCATGCGGACAGGCACGCCGGCTGGTGGAGTGCCCTCACCGATGGTGCCAGCGTCGTCCTTCAGCCAGTAGAAGTCTCGATTCGTGTAGGTGATGCGCCAGTATTCCGCGACGCGGATCGTGCTGCGATCGTCACTGATCCAGCCACCCTTGTCATCGCCCGTCGCGGTGAACTCGTCGAGGCCGTCAAGATCCGCCTTCGGATACTTGCGCGTGAAGGCGTCCCGGTCCATGTCCTCGGTGACGAACATGACTTGCGCATCGGATCGTGTCGGACGGTTCGCGCTCGGGTCGCAGTAGACCGTCAGGTTGTTCGCGATGCGCTCCATCACGAGCTCCTGATCGAAGATCGCCGGGTCGTTGACGTCGCCCGTCCAGTTCTTATGGACGTATTCCGTGCGAATGCGCGCCCAGCCGAGCCCGCCCTCAATCGCCTGATCGGCCGCCCACTCGATCGGTGACTCCCCGCGCGCCTGGTTCTGCACGCGCCGCAGATAGCCCTTGTAGATCTCCGCCGTCTCGATGTCCGCGCCGCCGCCGACCGGCTGCACATCGAAGCCGAAGTCTGCATTCTTGATCGTGTTGCTGACCCGGCGCATCGGCTGGCTGAGACGGTCGACCACGAGGCAGGGACGTGGCGGTTGCGGAGACTGGCCCGTGATGCTCCCAGCCCCCTCGCGTTGCAGCTTGATGGCGGCCGGCCACTGCTCGAGCGCGTGAAATTTCTTCGCCGCGACGATGCGCGTGCGCTGGGGCTCTTCCGACTCAGCGCACCGCTTGAACTGCTTACGGGCCTCGGCGATGACAGGAGAGGGCTGGCCGGAGGGCATCTAGCGTCCGGTGAGGATCCAGCGGAGACGGGCCAGGAAGGAGTAGCTACGCGCGGCGCTGAGGCGCTCGATGGTGTCGAGTCTGCGGCCCTGCGCGTTCTGCTCGTTCGCCACCTTGACCACCCACTGCAACAGTCCGTGGTGCTCTCGCTCGGCAGTCAGTAACCGCGCGTTCAGCGCATTGTTCGCCGCCGTCAAATTCCGCACCTGCTGCACCGTGCGGTCCATCAGCTCGGAGCGTTCGCGCGAGCTGAGGTCGGCAGTCGTGCGCGGTAACACCGACCGCAACGTGTCGAGCGTGCGCGCTTGCGCCTCGGCCGGCGTCTCGATCCACGTGCCGTTACCGTTCGTGCTCAATTCACACTCCACTTCGCCTGCAACCGCAGCCGCTCGCGTTCGCGCTCCAGATGCGGCATGACGTAGGCGACCAGCGTCCGCCACACCATTCGGTTCTTCGCGGCCTTCAGCAGTAACCACTGCGTCCGAGGCCGACACGACTGGAGCGTGAAGTAGTCATACATGGCATCGATCGCCTCAGTATCGACGGCCACTGACTGTCCAAACACCAACGCGGCAACCTTGCGCCACTTCTCCCGGCCTTCGATGACGATCGTAAGCAGGCGCAGACGGTCGCGCTCGACCTCGCGCATGAAGACCATGATCATATCGCTGCCTGTCTTCTCGCGCGTGGTGGCGTAGCCGACGTTAGGGAGATCGGGGAGGTGGAACATGCTCACGACGCGCAACTCCCCTTCTTGTGGGCATCGAGCGACTCGCCAACCGCGCGCCCTGTCTGCGCGCTGATGGGATGTCCGCAGGTGCAGGTGAGCTTGATCAGCATAGACGCTTTGATTTCAAAACAGGCCCGGCGGGTCTACCCCGCGTCTGTTGCCCAGCGCCTCGTCCGCTGACTGGGCCGTCCTGTTGCGCGTATCCTACCACGGCTCAGCCTCTACTGCTGGGGCGAGCAGAACGGGAGCGTCACATACACCATCCCGCCCGGCGACATCATCGGCCACTCCGGGAAAAACATCTGGCACGCCCGCACGGTGGCCTGGATGACGATCTGCGTCGGAAACGTCCCTGTCGATGGGTCGTGCGCGTAGATGACAATCGGGTAAATCCCCACGGGAGCATTGCGCACCATCAACGAAAACGCCCCCGTGTCGAGCTTCCGCACGACATCGGCCTGTCCCGTATACGCGGCGCCCAGGAACACCGCGCCAGTCGACGGGAAGCCCCACACGTGCACCACGTCGGAGTTGAGCGCCGACCCGCGGATCGAGAAGTCGCGCCCCGCCGTGAACGCCCCGCAGGGCACCGCCTCGCCGATAGTGCAGGGCTCATCGACGACGAGATAGGGAACAGCGGACGCCGAGGACAACGCCAGTGAGGCAGCGCAGACGAGCGCGGACAGGAATCTTTTCATGCGCGATGCTACCACGCGGCGTTAGCCCATCCAGCCCGTGGAACCAGTCGCCATCCGGAACTCTACAGGCTTCGCGGCCGGCTTCGGCTTGGATGACTGACTCCCGAAGTTCGCCTCCAGGTATTCCAAGCAGTTCTGCGCATGCTCATACCAGCCGTCTTTCTTCGGCCGTCGCATCTGCTTGTTGCCAACCGACACGGACAACTCGTCCCACACGTAGCCGAACTCCAGGCCATCCGCGAAGAATCGATCGAGCGTGAGCCCGCTGGACGCCATGATCTGCCAGTGCTGGCTATTCGACACGACAAACGCTTCCGAGCCGTCCAAGGCGCGCTCGCGCATGCGCTTGGTGCCACGCTCGATCATCGCGTTGCGCACGATCGGGGAGTTGCTGTCCTCAACGTAGCGCGGAATGAGGCCATGAGGGCTCAGGATGGACTTTAGGTCGACGCCGAGCGGATTCGTCACGCCGGCCGGGTCGCAGCACCAGACGGTTTCGACGGGTTGGGGCCACCACTGCTCGATCATCTGCAACGCGCGCGTGAGAAACGCGTCGAGGAACACATCGTGCCCGATGATGCCACCGAGATACCGCGCTTGTCCGACTGGTGACACCTGCCGTGCGAGGATGCACGGATGATGCTTCCCGAAGTCGAGCGAGAGCTCTAAGCGGAGCCGCGCATCGAACTCCACCGCGCCCTCGTGACGCTCGCGGATGAACGCCCAGCCGTAGACCGGCTCGCCGAGCACAACGCGC